GTAAAACAAACTTTTTACATTAACAGGAGAAAAGTATGGCATTTCAAGTATCACCAGGCGTACAAGTCAGCGAAATAGACTTGACAAATGTTGTGCCTGCGGTTTCAAGCACTACAGGTGCTTTTGCTGGGGTATTTAATTGGGGACCTGTTGATGAAGTAGTAACAGTTTCAGATAGTAAGAGTTTAGTAGATGAGTTCTTTTCACCTGCAAACACCGATGCTGGGGCTGAAGACTTTTATTCAGCAGAAGCATTCTTGAAATATGGTTCTTCCTTAAGAGTTGTTAGAATCAACACAACTGGTTTGTTTAGTGCAAACGCAACTGGTTCTACAACATCACTTCTTAAGAATGAAGACGAGTATGAGTCAACATACGAAGACGGTTCACAACTAGGGACAGTCGGTGTGTGGACATCAAGGTATGCAGGTTCATTAGGTAACTCTATTAAAGTCTCAGTTTGCGCTTCATCCGATGCATATTTCAACGATGCTGTGACAGCAGTGAACAATTCTTCAAATGAAGCAGTTGGTTCATCTTCTATTACAGTTGATGACTCTTCAGTATTTACTGTTAGAGATATCATCAAGTTCGTTGGACACGACACAAAGTATCGTGTAACTGCATTGCCAGATGGAACAACCATCTCAATTGAAGCAATCGGCGAACCAGCAGGAACAGGCTTAACAGTACAAGTTGCAGATGACACCAATATCGACAGATATTGGGAGTTCTATAACCTTTTTGATAAGGCACCAGGAACTTCATCAAGTGCAACATCAAAAGGTGGTTCAGCAGATGAAATCCACATCGTTGTAGTAGACGAAGATGGACAAATCGCAGGATCACAACACCAAGTTTTAGAAACTTATGGTTTCTTATCATTAGCATCCGATGCAAAAGATTCAGTTGGTAATTCAAACTACTATAAAAAAGTTATAGAAAGAGAATCAAAATGGATTTGGTGGACAGGTCATGATAGTGGTTTAGGACTATCAGCAAATGAGTCTAGAACTCATTTACAATCTGCTTCATCATCATTTACAAGACCAACCGCACCTTCAAACTCATCACTTTCAGGTGGTGCAGACGGTAGATCCCCAACTGCTGGTCAAAAATATGGTGCATGGGACACACATTTTGCAGACGGCGAAACAATGGACATCTCATTATTGATCGTTGGTTCAACAAGAACAGACAACGGATCAGGAGTAGATCAAGATGTATTAGCAGATCATAATAGCATAGTTAATCAGGCAATTAGTCTTGCAGAAGCAAGAAAAGATTGTATGATAGTTGCTTCACCGAGAAAATCATCTGTAGTAGATGTAACTTCAGAATCAACACAATCATCAAATGTTATTGCAGATTACGCTAGTGTATCATCAAGTTCATATGCAGTTTTAGATTCAGGATGGGTATATCAATACGATAGATTTAACGATAGATATGTTTGGGTACCAGGTAACGCTCACACAGCGGGTATCATGGCAAGATCAGACTTATTAAGAGACCCATGGTTCTCACCTGCTGGTTTCTCAAGAGGTCAATATCTTGGAATAACAAAACTTGCTTTCAATCCAAAACAAGCAAGTAGAGATGACTTATATCGTGCAAGAATCAATCCAATCGTAACATTCCCAGGTCAAGGAACTGTATTATTTGGAGACAAAACAGCATTAACATCACCTTCAGCATTTGATAGAATCAATGTTAGAAGACTATTCATTGTCTTAGAGAAGGCAATCGCAACAGCAGCTAAATCACAACTCTTTGAATTCAACGATGCATTCACAAGAGCACAATTCAGAGCCGCAGTTGAACCTTTCTTAAGAGATGTTAAAAACAGAAGAGGTCTTGTAGACTTCTCAGTACTTTGTGACGAAACAAACAACACTGATACTGTTATTGACAGAAATGAATTTGTATGTTCAATCTTTGTTAAACCTTCAAGAAGTATCAATTATATAACCTTAAACTTTGTCGCTGCTAGAAGCGGTGTAGAGTTTGAAGAAATCTACGGAGCAGTTTAAGAGGAGTAAAGAATGGCAAGTATAGATCAATTTAAAGCACAATTAATCGGAGGTGGACCAAGAGCCAACCGATTTAAAGTATTCATACCTAGAACAGGTCAGAGAATCGAATTCTTGTGTAATGCCGCTAATATTCCAGCTGCTGTCTTAGGTTCATTTGATGTCAAATGGATGGGTAATACAATCAAGTTTCCAGGTGATAGAACATTTGAAAACTGGTCAGTTACAATCATCAATGATATCGAATTTACCGCTAGAACTGCATTAGAAACATGGCAAGGCGAAATCGCAGGTTATGGTGATGCAGTTGGTTCAACATCACTTGATTTCATGGTCGACAGAGCATATGTCGAACAACTCGACAAATCAGATGGTGTTTTAGCAAGATACGAATTCTTTAACATGTGGCCAGTAAATGTAAGTGCAATAGAACTTTCATACGAAAATGGCGACCAGTTAGAGACATTTACAGCAGAGTTCGCTTTCTCACATTGGGAAAGAGTACTTTAATTAGTGAGATATACCCCTTAAAATAGGGGTATAAATATAGTTATGGAATTATTCGGGTTTGAAATTACTCGTAAGAAAGACGAGTTAAGATCGACAGAGGCTGTCAAAAAGGCAGTCTCTTTCGTGCCTCCAGTCGATGACGATGGCACGCCTGTTATACAGTCGCAACCTGGCGGCTTTATTACTGGTGGTGCATATGGTTCGTACATCGATATGGAAGGTGGTATTAAGAATGAGTCAGAACTCATTCGAAGATATCGTGAAACATCTTTAATACCTGAATGCGACAGTGCGATAGAAGATATCGTAAATGAGTGTATAACTTCTGATTCAGCTGATAGGATTGTATCACTCGACCTCAGAGATGTAAAACTCTCTGACAGTATCAAAAATAAGATACAAGACGAGTTTTATCATATCCTTAATCTAATGAAGTTCAATCAGAACTCTCATGAAATCTTCCGTAAATGGTATGTCGATGGTAGAATTTACTTTCATAAGATAGTAGATTCACAAAGACCTAAAATGGGTCTTATTGATCTAAGGGCAATTGACCCTATGAAGATCAAAAAGGTTCGAAACATTGATAAGAAGAGAGATCCAAAAACCAATGTTGAGAAAATTAATAAGGTAGAAGAGTTCTATCTTTTTAATGATAAAGGTTTTGACAAGAGTGGTTCTGGAGAAGGAAACACTGTTAAGATCGCACCTGAGGCAGTAACATATACTACTTCTGGTTTATTAGACTACACTAAAAATGTTGTAGTCGGTTACTTACATAAAGCATTGAAGACTGCTAATCAGTTATCAATGATAGAAGATGCACTTGTTATCTATAGAATATCAAGAGCACCTGAAAGAAGAATTTTCTATATCGATGTAGGTAACTTACCAAAGGCAAAGGCAGAACAATATCTAGCCGATGTAATGAATCGATATAGAAATAAACTTGTTTATAATGCTCAGACAGGTGAGATCAAAGATGATCGTAAACACATGTCTATGCTAGAAGATTTTTGGCTACCTCGAAGAGAAGGTGGTCGTGGTACTGAGATATCAACTTTGCCAGGTGGGCAAAACCTTGCAGAGATAGACGATATAGAATACTTTAAGAAGAAACTATATCAAGCATTGAATGTACCAATGTCTCGAATGGAGTCAGAAAACGGATTCAATATGGGTCGTTCTTCTGAAATCACTAGAGATGAATTGAAGTTTAATAAGTTTACCAATAGACTTCAAAAGAAATTTGCTAGAGTATTTGTTGACATATTAAGAACTCAACTAGTACTCAAAGGAATTGTATCAGGCGAAGAGTTTGATGAGTTTAAAGACTTCTTACAATTCCAATTTGCAACTGACAACCACTTTACAGAGTTGAAAGATGCAGAAATATTGAGAGAAAGACTAGACACCGTGAATGCTATTGGTGATATGGTCGGTAAATACTACTCTCACGAATTTATCAGAAAGTATGTCTTAAGACAAACTGAAGATGAAATGAAAATTATCGATGCCCAAATTGCAAAAGAAAAAGAAGAGGGTGGCGGTGAAGAAGAAGATGAATTTGGTGGATTTTAGGAGTAAACCATGAGTGATATAAGTAAACAAATAGTAGATCAAATTGCTAACAAAGAGTTTAGTGATGCGAAAGAAACAATCTTTCAAGGTCTACATAAAGCAGCTGCTGATACAGTAGACATGAAAAGAGTCGAAATGTCAACAGATTGGATGAACAAAGAACAGGAAGATGAAAACATTTCAACAGATCAGTAGAGAACTAGTAGAGGCAAAACTTAAATTGCCTTCTGGTCACAAAGAACTAAAGCGATCTATGGAGAAAGCAGGTTCTAAAAAGTTTGAAATAGTCTACTCTCAAAAGGGTAGAAATGTTCATGTTCATATTGACGGTATGGATACAGGTGAAACATATAAAGATTTAAAAACTGCTGAAAAAGAAATGAAAAATATCAAAGCAGTATTGTTACAAATGGGAGAAGATTTCTCATTTGAAGAATTTAAGGAGTTATTCAATGAAACTAATATCTGAATTTAACGACTACGAAGTTTCACCAGTTATCGTAGAACAAAACGAGAAAGGTGAGAAAGAATACTTTATCGAAGGTATCTTCATGCAGTCAGAGATCAAAAATAGAAATGGTCGTGTCTATCCAAAAGACATCATGGAGAAAGAAGTAAATCGTTACAGAGAACAATTCATTGATAAGAAAAGAGCATTCGGAGAATTAGGTCATCCAGAAGGACCAACAATCAATTTAGACAGAGTTTCCCACCTCATAACATCATTAGAAGAAGACAACAATAACTATGTGGGAAGAGCAAAGATTTTAAGTACACCAAA